GACAAGACAATCACGCAAAAAAGCAAAAAACCATCATCCTCTCACAAGCCCCCACAAACAACACACCTCACGCGGGGTGGAGCAGCCCGGTAGCTCGTCAGGCTCATAACCTGAAGGTCGTAGGTTCAAATCCTACCCCCGCAACCAAATCTATAAAAGAATACAGCCGCTTAAGAGCCTCCCAGACGGGAGGCCTTTTGCGTTCCGGACGCGTGTCAACACTGTGTCAACAGAACGCTGGCGGCGCGTGTCAACGAATGGCGCCGAGTCGCGGCGCACTCTCCGCTTGCTCGGGGCGCGCCCGCGCGCCTGAAGGTCCCCGACACCACCACGGGAGACCACCCCATGCCCAAGACGAATGACGCCGCGCTCGCGGTCTTCGTCGCACGCAAGGCCGAGATCGACGCGGCCCTCGACCGCATCCGCGCTGCCAGCGACGACCACTTCTTCGCCAGCCCCGAAGACGTCCACTGGGGCCATGTCACGGCGCTCGCAGACCACGCCGCGCTGCTCAAGCGGATCACGGACGCGATCTACGCCGAGCGCGAACACGCCATCTGATCGGCTCTGCATCCTTATGTCCGAGCCCTGTTATCTTGACTTCGGTACTCGCCGTGGAAGACGATCCACCGCAGGCGGTCCCGCCGCCTTCTTAAATGGAGGGATTGGATGTTGCGGTTTTTCGCAGTCTCGCTTTCGCTATTGGGCCTCGTGTCTTGTGGCGACATCACACCATCTGCGCGTGTTTCGTCGGATGGAATGCAGACTGCCGAGGGCCAGTACATCGCGGGCGTGGGGGATGCGGTCCTCGAGGTGGTACAGCAGGAGAGCTTGCCGAACGCCTTCGGTGGCGCTGACATTTTCGGACGAACGAGGCCTACTGGAACCGTAGGGCTATACTACGCAGGCCGCTCTGGAAACGAGGCGGTCTTTGTGAGACGCGACGTAGCCATCCAAAGCGCGCGGACGACGATGAACAGCTCACCCATCGTGATAAATCCCAGCTCGACGACGAACTACTCGGGTACGTTTGGGGGCTACGGCTACAGCGGAACTTCGTCGACAGTCGCAGCCCCGATCTTTCTTCCCCCAAATACTCCACAGGACCAAATCACCGGCGTAAGGGAAATGCGTGTAACAGTTCCTCTGGCCTCTGGCAGAAATGGCCTCGTCATTGCCGGTAGAAGGCTTACCGTCCTCGACGCCGACGCTAATCAAGTCACATACCGACTGTCTGAATAGAGCCGCATTGCCAATTGATGCCATTGCGGCTCTGACAGTCGGCAATCAACGAACCCAAAGCAGAGGCCTCACGCCGCCGCCGTTGCAATTCCATCCAGCCGCACCGCGACGCTGGTGACGCCGTTCCCCGCGGCCTCCACCGCCACGCCGATGGGGAAGCGGCCTGCAGACGGGGTGGTCACCTCCTTCGCGGTGTTGTCCCAAGCCACGCGCGCGCCGACCGTCAGCACCGCGGCATTGGCCTTGGGCAGCTGGAACACGCCGGTGGTGGAGAGCTCGACCGGGTCACCCTCTGCCGAGGAATAGGCGGCGATGCCGAAGATGCTGCCCACGATCAGCGCGTCGCCCGAGGCGATGCCGCCAGCGGGCGTGGTGACCCGGACGATGTGTCCGTTCTGGAGGTAGTTCTTCATGTTCAGAGCCCTTTCGAGGATTGGATGCGGACGACCGAGACACGGTCGGTCGCCCCTGCTATCTGGCGGTTGAGGTCCGCGAGCGCGGCGGCCATCTCGCCGTCGCTCGCGTAGGTGACGCGCTTGCCGTCGTATTCGACGGTGCGGACGCCCCGGTAGCGCGCGGCCATCAGGGCGTCCCGCCAGGCGGTGAGCTGGGCGAGGTCGGCCATGCTCACGCGCCGGCGTTCATGAACCAGCCGCGATGGTCGATGAAGCCAGCCCCGAAATCGAGGATCACCCGGATCTCCACGCCGTCCACGTCCCAGCCCGAGCGGCTCTCGACCTGCGGGCCTTCCGCGCCAGAGAGATAGGCGAACTCCAGCCCGTCGATCTCGCCGGGGTCGGCGGTGACGTACCAGCGCGTGGCCGAGGACAGGCGCGGCTCGACCACCAGCGACAGCGAGCCCGAGAACGGGTTCACATCGGCCGCCGTCGCGGGCGCGATGGAGGCAAGCCACTTCTCGGCCGTGGTCTCCAGCGCAGGCGGGACCAGCAGGTTGCGGGGCGTCACGCGGATGGTGCGGTCCTCGATACCCTTCTGCGTCCTGAGCGCCAGCCTTGCTGCAGACAGCGTCGCGTCGGAAATCGCGGCCCCGGTGCCCGCCTTGTTGCCGTGGTCCGCGTGGAACAGCGTCTTGCCGTCCGACATTGTGGGCCCGTTGCCGCTGCCCGCCTCGAGGAGGGTCACGAGGATTCGCGCCTCGGTCTCGGCCGCGGCCTGGCCCATGCGGCGGGCGAGGTCCGCGAAGGCGCCGAGGTCGTCGTTGACCAGAACCTGCCGGGTGATTCCGATCTTCCGCGCCCAGGTCTCGACCTTGTAGGCCTCGCGGGCCTCGGCCATGGTCCCGGCCTTGATCTCGCCGTGCTCGTTCAGCTTCTCCAGCAGCGGCGCCTCGCCCAGCATGATCTTGTTCACCGCGCGGAAGTCCCGCGCCGTGGTCTGGCGGCCGAGGCGGCGGATGCCCGAGGGCGCGGCCTGGTAGGCGTCGCGCAGGACGCGGCCGACGGTGTCCCCGAGGATGATCGGGAAATCCGAGGTGGTGTGCAGAGCGCGGGTGACGAGGCTCGCGGGCGACAGCGCCATGGTGGACTCGCCGCGCATCGTCAGCAGTTCCTTCGCCATGTCGACGGGAGTCGAGTAGGCGTAGCGGCGGGCCGGTTCGGAGAGTTCGTGGCGCGGATTGATCCGGGCGTAGAGCGCCTCGCCCATCTGGCGGGCGCGGAGCGCGGGATCGTCCTGGCTCTCGCCCATCTCGACGCGGACCTGTTCCGTGCGGATCGGAGGCGCGGATCGCTTCGCCAGCGCCTCGAAGGCGGCGCGGCGGGCGGTGTCAGGATCGGCGCCTCCGTCGATCTGGCCGTCGATCCAGGACTGGTCGAGCCCTGCGATGCGGGCGATGGAGCGGATCTCCGCGTTCGCCTCGGCGCGGGTCTCGGTGGTCGGCGCCTCGGGCGGGGCCGCGGTGGTGGTCGTGTCGGTCATCTCTGTCTCCATGCGAATGTGGGCACCGGGGTCGGCGGGCGTCGGCACCAGGGAAATCTCGTGGGGTGTCCAGCGCACGGCGGTCAGCACGCGCGCGCCGTTCTCGGTGGTCTCGGCCCACTCCTCGACGGAGTAGCCGACCGAGACATGGCGCAGTATTCCCGCCAGCACGTCCTGCCAGACCGGCTCCACCTCGGGCCGGGCCGAGAACTGGATCAGCGCCGTGCCTCGCTTGCCGTCGACGCTGGCGCTGCGGACGGAGCCCAGCACATCGCGCACCGCGGTTTGCCGATGCGCATCGAGGACGCTGGCCCCTTCGAGGCGCGACAGGTCCACGGCCTCGGGCGCGAGGCTCAGCCGCTCGATGTATGGACCCGCCATGTCGCGGCGGCGCACGGGCGCGCCGGTGGACCAGACCACCTCGACGGTACGGGCCTCGGGATCGGCGGTGGCGGGCGCCAGCGTTGCGCGGCGGGTGAGGAAACCGTTCCCGTCCTGGACGGTTTCTGCCGACCGGCCCGGCTGTGCAATGTCGGTGGGGAACGCGATCTCGGTGTCAGCCATCGACGGCCTCCTTCTGCTGCGGAACCGCCGTCTGGCCAAAGCTCAGTCCGAGGCCTTCGGCGCGTTCGCGGTCAGCGGCGATCTCGACATCCACCTGTTCGGCGTCGTAGCCGCGCTCGGAGATCGCCTGGGACCGGCTCTTGAGCCCCGCGCCGATCGCCATGATCTCGGCCTGCACATCCTTCATCGGATCGACGTAGTCGAACTTCGGCGGCAGCCATTCGCAGCCGAGATAGGCGTCGGGGTTCCGGTCGAAGTCCCGCGCGGGCAGCTCGCCGGTCAGCACCGCGAGGTGCACGAACCGCTCCCAGACCGGACGGCAGAACAGGTGCACCACCACGTTGTGCTGCAGTTGCTCGACGCGGCGGCGAAACTCGATGAGCCCGGCGCGGATCGAGGAATAGGTGACGCCTTCCAGGTCGCCCGAGACCAACTCGTAGGGCAGCCCCATCCCCGCCGCGACGGCGCGGAGGTGGTTCTTCACGAAGGGTGCGTAGGCGTCGTGCTCGGTCGGGTTGGAAAACCGGATGTCGGTGCCGGGCGGCAGCGGGATCAGGCTGCCGGGCTCCATGCCCACGGTCAGCGCGCCGCCGGTGTTGGTGCCGGAAAGCCCGCCCGCCGTGCCGTCGGGATCGGTGATGAAGCCGGTGAACAGCGCCGCAACCTTGGCCTTCACGAGCGCGGCATCCTCGAACTGGTCGAGCTCGTGCAGCCGCAGCAGCACCGGCGCGAGCCAGGTGATCCCGCGCAGCTGGCCGGCGGCGAGTGGTTTGAACAGGTGCAGACAATCGGCGGCGGGGACGCGGATCGGGTCCATGCGGAGAGACCCAAGCGGATCGCCCGGGCGGGAGGACAAGACCCGGTAGGCGACCCGGCGGCCGGCGGCATCGAACTCGATGCCCGCCCGGATCCGCGCCCCGCCGCCGATCTCGCGGTGCAGGTCCATGGGAACCTGCTCGCGATCCAGAAGCTCGAGGTGGAGGGGAATGCTGGCGGCGTCGCTGGCAACACGCAGCCGGGCGAAGCTCTCGCCGCTCTCGACCATCGCGCGCACGGCCATGGCCTGCAGCCCGTAGAAATCCGCAAGCCCATCCGGGGCGGCGTGATCTGTCCAGCGCAGCCAGAGCGCCTGCAGCCGTTCGCGCACGGCCCGGTCGGGGTGGGTGGACTGCGGCTTGATCCCGGCGCCGACGACATTGCCGACCAGGCTGTCCACCGCCGCCGCGACCCACGGGTTGTTCCGCGCATACCACCCGGCCCGCCGCGCCGCCGTGGTCGCGCCCGCCAGGATCGCAGCGTTCAGCCCGTCGACCGTCCGCGCCCCCTCCCAACGCCGCCCGCCACCCGCAACGTCGAAGCCGCGAGCGCGCGCGATGCCGAGAAGGCGATGGAGGAGGGTCCGCATGCCGCCGATTTTCTCGCGGCGGCAGTCGGATGCCTATTCAGAGAGTTTGAGAATGTTTCGTAGCCGTCGAAGCGGCTGGTACCGTCGGCGGGATGTCCCTCCGCGATCAGGCGCTTGCGCCGAGACGCTCCATCTCGTTGGCGAACTCGGACTTGATCGCATCGGCCTCGTCATCCGGAAGCCAGCGCGTCATGTTCGGCACGACCGTCTGCCACATCCGCATATCCTTGTCGGAGAGTGGCATGCTCTCGGATTCCCGCAGGGTATCAAGGAGCCGGCCAAGCCGACCGCGGATCGCTTGCGGGTCGGGTGCGGATGTCCGGGCTGGCGCTGCCATGCCGCCATCTCCGAAAAGGCTGCCCTGAGCATCAAGCGTCATGCGGTGCGGTCCTTCATGTGGCGGGGATCCCGAGGGCATCCCGATTCAACGTCGCGCCAAGCGCTTCACCAAGTATAGTATCTGCCTGTGCGGCGAGATCAATATGCTCGACTATTCGGGCACAAACATCGCGGAACGCGTCGAACAAGGCCAAGTCGACGGGCTGGTTGGCGCGGCCTTCCAGCCAACGCTCCAGAACGGGATAGCCGCTGACCTCGAAGGACCAGAGCGCGGCTGGAAGCCCGTCGACGTGACCCGATCCGTCGGCACAGAGGGTCAGTCGGTCGCCTTCGGCATCGGACGGTTCGAGACCGGCACCCGGCGTCGGCGCAGTGGAGAGGCGAACGAAGTCCGGATCCGCGAGACGACCCGGAGGATGGGCAGGATCGAACGTGTGGACGGCCCGAATCCTGGCGCCGAGTTGGGCGGCTCTCACGAACACCGCGTGGTCGGCCGGGAAGGGAACATGAGGGAAGACGTCCTCCAGGTCCTCCGCGAACCGCAAGGTGTAGCTTTGCGCGGAGAGCAGGCAGAGTATCGCGTCGAATACTTCCTCGGCCGTGACGGCCACGCCGTAGGCGCCCGCCAGGCCCGCGAGCAGCGCGCCCGAGACGTTGGGGCCTGCGGAAGCCGGCCGCCGGTCGTGCAGGGGAAAGGCATAGCCGCCATAGCTGCCGCGGAACGCGTGATAGTCGGGCAGCAGCCCGTGGCACCAGACGGCAGGGCCTGCGCCGGTTCCGCCCGGCAGCGCGTAGAGGCCGACGTTCTGCGCGCCCCATACCCGCTGAAGGTCCGGGCGGAGGCGGTCGTTGTAGGTGGCGTGCCGGTAATGGAAGCGAACGTCGAACGGCCGATATGCTGCGGGTTGGATCAGTGCCGGGTCGAAGGGTATGGCGCGTGCCGCCGCTACTGTGCGAGCGCCAACCTCGTTGAATCTCTCGCGCGCTTCCGCAATGGGAGCTGCAAAGAAGTCTTGCAGCTTACTGGTCAACGCGGCGACGCTGACATCGTAGACCAGTTGGTCTCTCTTCGTCTGCACGCCGCTTCCCGCGAATCCGAAGCACTCCCTGAGGCTCGGCCATTCTCCGTTACCGAATGGTCTCGGCCGGAAATCGTCAAGCGGCTCTCTGACAACCGGGATTGCGTTGGGGAGCGTTCCCACGTCAGCACCGGCCGCGAGCCAATCGAGCTTCGCCCTGCGCGAGAAGTGACCTTCCGTCCAGGAGTCGAGATAGTGGATTTCCGCCGGCTGCCCGGCGCGCGATCCGTCTGCGATGGCAATGGTGATGGCCGTTCCGACCTGAATGTCGAAGACCCCCATATCGCGGTCGATACCCGCCCTCGGGCCGCGCCGCAGGTCGCCGCGCAAGTCGATGATCTCGATCCGGTCGAAGCGGTTGCGCATCAGTTGCCTCAACCCGGCATAAGGCCATCCGGTCAGGAACTTTCGATTGGAGATATAGGCGACCACGCCGCGCTGGGGGGCGCCTTCGGCCTCGAAAATCTTCCACATGGCCCAGCGCCAGAAGGCGACGGACAGTTCGGGAAAGGTGTTGAGCTGGTTGCCCTGTCCGGCATCGCGCACCGGGCGCTTCAGGTCATCCCAGAGCGCGTTCATCCATTGGCCGACAAGCGTCCGGTCCTCGCCCTCCTCCAACCGCCGGTAGGGAGGGTTGCCGATGATTGCGAGAATCGGCTGCTGCGCCTTGATGTGGTCGGCCGCGCGGCGCTCTTCCGTGATGCCGGCCGATACGAAGCCCAGCCGTCCCAGCGGCGCCGCTGCCCCAGGCTCTGCCAGCGTGTCGGCAAGGTAAACTCCCAGTCGCGGCAGCGCCGGCCGCGGACCCGGACCCGCCGGATCACGGAGGGTGTGGTGAAGGCGGTAGTGCGCCACCGCATAGGGCCCGACGAGCAGTTCCAGCCCGAACATCCGCCCCGCAAGATCGCGCAGTTCGAGATCGGCTCGGCCGCGCCCGCCAGCTGCTGCGGCCTCATCACGGACCCGCTCTGCCACGCCGAGCAGGAACGTGCCCGTGCCCGTGGCGGGATCGAGTATCGTGAGGTTCGGGTCGCGCAGCCCATTCAGACCGAGATTGGCCCGCGCCGCGCGGTTTAACGCGCCGGCCATGAAGCGCACGACCTCGACAGGTGTGAAGTAGACGCCATGGCGTTCGCGCGCCGCAGGATCGAAGACCGACAGGAAGTCTTCGTAGAAGTACAGGATCGGGTCAGGCCGACCGGGACGGATCGCAAGGATTGCCGGGGCGAAGCTGTTCACAGTGTCGAGCAACACTGTGAAGCCGATGCCGACGACATCGAGGATTTCCGCCTGGGTCAGCACTCGTAGCGCCGTGCGCATCAACGGATGCTCGGCGGGCATGTGCTGATAAGCGGTTGCATCGACGGGGCGTCCGCTTCCCTCGCGGACAAGCAGCAACCCGAAGGCCAGGGTCTGAGCGAAAGCCGAGGAAAACAGCGTGTCGAAATCCTGTGCCGGGTAGCCGCCGGCCTCGGGATGGGCATAGAGAACGGTCTGGAACTCGGCATGCACGTCGAGAAGCGGGTCGGCGGTCACATTGGCGGCTCGCAATTCGGCGAGGCGATCCTGAATGATCCCGCGTACCAATCGGGATGAATGCGCGAGCAGCTGAGCGAGATGCTCGGCATCCCGCGCAACTGGCTCCTGACCTGCCCCTGAGGCAAGACGCTCGACAAGCGCAAGCAGTGGGGCCGGGTCATGCCCGCGTATCAGCCGGGCCGCACGCGCATCGTCGCATGCCGGGTCGATGGCCTGCTCAGGGACGATCCGCGCCATGGCCAGCTCGTCGGCACGTTCGAACAAGAATATGTCGATGAAATTCGACGTGCCCCAACACTGCAATTCTCGTAGGCGCTCGGCCTGACGCCTGTCATGGGGAACACGCCATCGAGCAGGGTTCGCGTGCTTGTCTGGGGCCTTGAGTTCGACAAAGGCCCGTGCAGGTGCGCCCGCACGCACGAGCGCGATATCCGGCCGCCCTACTCCTGGGTTGACGAACTCCGGGACAACAGTGAGCCGCGCGCCGACCGGCATCTCGGCCAGCGTATTGTCAAGCAATTCCTGGAATGCCGGCGCAAGAGCGGGCTCCTGCACTGCGGCGTGCGCGCGGCGCAGATCACGAATGCGCTGTGCGTAGCGCAGAAGGTGGTCAACTATTGGCATGCCAGCGGGAATATACTTCTGCTCGTGGACACTTCATGTTGGTGGCGCGGGCTAATGCCCTTCAAGATAAAGTGCTACCTGAGGAATTCAGCCACGTCGAGCGAATGATGCCCCCTTTGGTGGCTTGGTCCAAGCCTTCCCGCTTTGGCTCGGCCACCCCGTCGACCTCATCGTTCAGCCTCAGCCCCATGCTGATCAGCCCATGCAGGGCGGCGTGGGCGTAGACGAAGGTGTCGAGCGCCTCGTTGCGCTCGCCGTCGCGCTTGGGCTGCCAGGAGCGGATGGGGCGTCCGCGCTCGAAGCGGGTGACGACGCGTTCGGCGGTGAGCTGTCGGAAATAGTCGGCGTCGAGACGGCGCGGGAAGTGGATCGCGCCGGGGCCCGGCTCGGTGAGGCGCAGGCGGGCGTAGACCG